GCATCAAGGCAAAGCTAAAGGGCTTGCCGCCTGCTCTTCACAGACTACAAGCCCTTTCGGCTGCTTAAACAATTTCCTATTTGAAATTTTGTCTAACTTTTGGGGGTCACTTCAAAAATCAAGAACCGTGAACTAAACGATGCTCGTGCTTTGGTTGGCGCAAAACGTCATCCGATTGAAATTACGGACAACGAATGGAAAGCGATTCAGTCTGGCGCGATCAGCGAGAATAAATTAAAACGGATTCTTGACAAAACTGACACTGACAAGTTGAAAGAGCGAGCTTTGCCAAGAGCAAGTTCTGGCTTAAGCCAAACTCAAATCAATTTGATCAAATCTATGCAGGCGTCAGATTACACAACAGAGCAAATTGCTGAGCGTTTGGGTGTCTCAACGTCAACCGTGACCAAATACTTAAAATAAAGGAGGAATGTCAGTTATGCGGATGTGTGCTATTACAACGTTTGATAATCCTTATGATCCGTTTGAAGACTTCGTCAACTGGTTCCTCTTTGACGAAGAGAAAGGCTATCACTCGTGCTCTTATCTTGCTAGAATCGCAAAGTGTTCGGAAGAACTGACGGACGAGGAGAACGAGAGGATTCAGGAGGAGGCCATAGACGAGATCGTCAAGCTGGATTTCATGAACATTTACCGTAAATTGGTGAGGGAAGCGGCTTAGTTCGCGACTCGCTTGGATTATACGCGGTAATTTTCCTATGCTTTGAAGAAAACCCTGGCTTTTTGTGGAATTGAGTGGGTCCGCACTGGCTTAAGGTGTTCTCAAAAGTATAGGGGGGGTCTCATAATATCACACCCCCTCCTTCATCGCGCGCCTCTTCAAAATTTCTCCGGAGGAGATTTTTATATTTTCATTTCCATAGTGTTTGCAAGAGCTTATAGATTCAGCAGCAACGGCGGGTTAAACGATTTCCTCATGTTTTCAGCCTGACACTCCTTTCGCCATCCTTCTCCTATATTTAAACCCGGCTGGATTTATACGCTCTTTCAAACACTATGGAAACGATACCAGAACTTTATTCAACAAATGAGAAAGGGGTGGTATACCACGAAAAAAGAGCAGAAAACTCAGGCCAAACGCACGCGCCCCGCAACCACGCCAGAAGCACGGGAGGAAATACTGATTTCGTTAGCGGAGGATAACGCGGAGCGAATGCTTCGAGATGGAACCGCCTCGTCGCAGCTTGTCACTACGCTTCTTAAGCAAGGGTCCCGTCAGGCAAAGGTTGAATTGGAACTGGCGGAATTGCAAAAGCAGCTTACCGAGGCCAAGACTGAAAGTCTCAGGCAGAGCAGGCATCTGGAAGAGAAGTTTACGGATGCTGTTAAAGCCATGAAAATGTACCAGGGAATGGCGGAAGAAGATGAATAGATGTTACTCAGAGCTCTCCCGGCTCCCATCTTTCCGGGAGCGGTTTGACTACCTAAAGCTGGATGGTAAAGTGGGAGAAGATACCTTCGGGTATGAGCGGTATTTGAACCAAGTCTTTTATAAGACGGTCGAGTGGCATACAGTCCGTGATCTAGTCATTGTCCGCGATGGTGGGTGCGATTTGGGGGTAGAGGGCTATGATATTTACGACCGTATCTTGATCCATCACATGAACCCCATAACCAAGGAGGACATCTTGTACAAGCGGGATTGGATCTTGGATCCGGAATATCTAATCTGCGTTTCGTTCCGCACCCACAACGCGATACACTATGGCGACATGAATCTTCTCGCTGCCGAACCGGCAGAGCGAAAACCCAATGATACCTGTCCATGGAAACTTTGAAAGGAGGATGCTATGGCAAACTATAAACCGGCGGTGGTGACAAACTGTCTCCGCTTAGTGCTGCGATCGGATCCCAGCCTTAATGCGGATCCAGTAGAGTCGCTTACCTGTCTTACTGACGTTGAGGTCGATCTTGACCGCAGCGACGAAAGTTTTTACTGTGTCCGAACACCTTCTAAATCCGAGGGTTATTGCTTAAGGCGGTACATAGCTTTACGCCAACGGAGGTGAGTTATGGACAGTATTCTAACTTCGGTCAAGAAGCTGCTTGGAATAACCGAGGAGTATGAGCACTTTGACACTGACATTATTATCCATATCAACACTGTATTAGCTATCCTTACCCAGCTTGGAGTTGGGCCTGAGGGTGGCTTTTCCATACAGGATAAGAGCGCCGTCTGGAGCGACTTCCTTCCAAATGATCCCCTGCTGGAAACGGTGAAGTCCTTTGTGGCGCTCAAAGTCAAACTCCTATTTGACCCATCTGCCAGCAGCACTGTAGTTGATTCTGCCAATAAGCTTATCAGTGAGCTAGAGTGGAGGATACTTGTTGCGGCGGAAAGCGGCAGGCAATCTTAAAAGAAAGGGGAAATTCAAAATGGGGGATTATCTTGCTCATCATGGAGTGTTGGGCATGAAATGGGGCGTTCGGCGGTACCAGAATAAAGACGGGACTTTGACGGACGCTGGGCGGAAACGCCAGCAAAAGCCGTCTGTAAAGAAACAATCTCCAAAGAAGCTATCCGTCAAACCAAAGAAAAAAGATCAGCAGAAAAGGGCGGCGGAGTCTCAGCCTAGCGTTAAGTCTTTTTCTGATGACGAGCTCCGCGCACGCATTAACCGTTTGGAATTGGAGAAACGGTATAAGGAGTTGATGCGCAATCTAAAAAAACCGTCCCGGGGCCGGGACTTTGTAATGGACGTGCTGGAAAAGTCCGGAAAGGATATTGCCACGCAGCTCAGCGCTTATGCGATGGGAGCCGCGCTCAATAAGGTCGCTGGTAAGGACATCGTTGACCCAAAACGGCTACAGAAGAAAAAGTAGGTGAGCCGCGTTGCTTTCAAATACAGCTACTCCACACTACTATGGCATATTCCGTCAAAAAGTATTGAATGGCGACATGCCGGTCTGTAAAGAAGTCTCTATGGAGATGGACCGAATCGATGACCTGATTAAAGACCCAGATATTTACTATGACGATTCCGCAATGAAAGGCTGGATTGCTTTTTGTGAGAATGAACTTACCTTGACGGATGGGTCTGACCTGCATCTGTTGGAAGTATTTAAGCTCTGGGCAGAGCAGCTGCTTTGTTGGTTTTACTACGAAACCAAGACTGTATACGTTCCATACGAAGACCGTTACGGAGGGTATTATGCCAATAAGACTGTGCTGAAACGGTTAAAACGGAAACAATACCTTATTGTTGGGCGCGGAGCGGCTAAAACAATGTATGGAGCCTGTATGCAGGCATATTTCCTTACTGTTGATCCGACTACGACCCATCAGATCACTACTGCCCCAACTATGCGGCAGGCAGAGGAAATCTTGAATCCAATCAAGACCGCCGTTACCCGAGCCAGAGGTCCATTGTTCCAATTTATGACGCTTGGGTCATTGCAGAACACGACCGGTTCCCCCGCAAATCGTGTTAAGCTGGCGTCAACAAAGAAGGGGATCCAGAATTTCTTTACAGGTTCCTTGCTTGAGGTTCGTCCATTAAGCATCGACAAGCTTCAGGGAATGCAGACTAAGGTCGGTACACTGGATGAATGGCTTTCGGGCGAACTGCGCGAAGACCCGATTGGCGCTATTGAGCAGGGCGCGGCAAAGGTTGACGATTATGTCATCATTGCCATGAGTTCGGAGGGAACGGTTCGCAATGGCAGCGGTGATGACATTAAGATGGAGCTTTCTAAAATCCTTCGAGGTGAAACCCGAGCAATCCACACTTCGATTTGGTGGTATAAAATAGATTCCCTTGACGAGCTGCACAATCCGGATATGTGGATAAAAGCAAACCCTAATTTAGGAATTACAGTCAGCTATGAAACATATCAGGAAGATCTTGAGCGTGCTGAGGCTGCCCCGGCAGCCAGAAATGATATTTTGGCAAAGCGCTTTGGATGGCCCATGGAAGGTTATACGTACTATTTTACTTACGAGGAAACCTTTCGCCATGAGCATATGTCTTTTTGGGGAATGCCCTGCGCTCTTGGCGCTGACTTATCGCAGGGAAATGACTTTTGCGCGTTTACTTTTCTCTTCCCTCTGCGTGGCGGGGCATTCGGTATAAAGACCCGCTGCTACATATCTTCGCTGACGCAAATGCGGCTGCCTCCTTCTATGCGGATAAAGTATGACCGCTTTATTGATGAAGGCAGCTTGGTTATTATGGAGGGTACTGTCCTTGATACAATGGAGGTGTACGACGATCTCGATAAATTCATTATCGAGAATGAGTACGACGTCCGCTGTTTTGGATTTGATCCCTACAATGCCAAAGAATTTATAGAACGCTGGGAAAGGGAAAACGGTCCGTTCGGCATTGAAAAGGTTATACAAGGTGCAAAAACAGAGTCCGTTCCTCTTGGTGAGCTGAAGATGCTTTCTGAGGAGCGTATGCTTTTGTTTGACCAGGAACTTATGTCTTTTGCCATGGGAAACTGTATTGTCATTCAGGATAATAACGGGAACCGAAAACTGATGAAAAAGCGCTATGAGCAGAAGATCGATTCGGTGTCGGCGATGATGGACGCGTTTATAGCCTTTAAGATAAACCGAGAAGCATTTGATTAAAGGATCCCAATTACTAAAAAGAAAACATGACAATCACCTTAAGTTTCTTTCTATTCTACCAGTATCGACTATAAATGTCAAGGAGGTAAAAATTCAAAATGGAGCTGTCAATTTCTGCCCGGTTCAAACGGGCCTGGAACGTGTTTCGGAATCGGGACCCCACCATTAGCTATTACAACTATGGACCTGGGCACAGCTACCGCCCCGACCGTTTTCGGTTTACACGCGGTAACGAGCGGTCGATCATCACCTCTGTGTATAACAGGATTGCGCTGGACGCGTCCGCTATGACCGTTAAGCATGTACGGCTTGATGACAACGGGCGCTTTCTTTCTGACATAGACTCGGGGCTGAACAGGTGCCTAACCTTGGAAGCTAACATGGATCAGACGGGAACAGCCTTTATGCAGGATGCAGTGCAGTCCATGCTGGACGAGGGCTGTGTAGCCATTGCCCCGGTCGATACAGATTCCGATCCAGATACAGGCGCGTTTGATATTTTGTCACTGCGTACTGGTGAGGTCCTGGAGTGGTATCCCGGACATGTCCGAATTAAAGTCTATAACGACCGCACGGGGCAGAGGGAAGAAGTCATCGTGTCCAAAAGTTCGGTTGCTATCGTTGAAAATCCTCTGTATGCGGTCGTGAACGAACCCAGCTCCACGATGCAGCGCCTGGTAAGGAAATTAAATATTCTGGACGCTATCGACGAGCAGAGTGGATCGGGAAAGCTGGATATGATCATCCATGTTCCCTATTCTACAAAGTCAAAAGTACAACAGGAGTACGCGGAACACCGGCGAAAAGAGATAGAAGATCAGCTTAATGGCTCCAAGTACGGTATCGCTTGGGCAGGTTTAAGCGAACGTATCACGCAGCTGAATCGACCCATCGAGAACAATCTAATGGGCCAGGTCGAATACCTAACGAGTATGCTATACAGCCAGTTAGGGATCACCCAGAGCATATTGGACGGTTCTGCTGATGATAAGACGATGCTGAATTACTACAACCGTACGATCGAGCCTATTCTGTCTGCGATCGTTGATGAAATGAAGCGCAAATTCCTTACTAAGACCGCCCGCTCCCAGCATCAATCCATCGAGTTCTTCCGCGACCCATTCAAACTTGTGCCGGTAAACGAAATTGCGGAAATTGCGGATAAGTTTACCCGCAACGAGATCATGACTTCAAACGAGATCCGGCAGATCGTTGGTATGCTGCCATCCAAGGATCCCAATGCGGACGAGCTTCGCAACAAGAACCTGAGCCAATCTTCGGCGGACATAAAGCAGAAAGCCGGTTTGCCGGAAAATACAGCTAATGGCTCTGACAATGAAGAAATTGAAAAGGAGGAATAAAATC